CCGTCCAGACAACAACGAAACCGTAGTTGGTATTGCCATAAGGGGAACGAAGGCCCCACCAAACCGCCGTGGTGACGGCGGTGTGATTATTTGCAATCTTGGTGTTACCAGCTTTGTAATAATCATACTGAAGCTGGTAATTCTGTTCGTACTGATTGGCATAGCTTCTTGTGCCAAAGACTTCAAACTCGGAAAGATCAAACAGGTAATCGGTAGTAGTTGTAACATTACCGGAACTGTTGCTTGCATTGCCCGTGTTATCGGTGTACTTGGTCACGGGTTGCATCACAGCACGAAGGTCAGACGGAAGCGCCGCCATCAAACTGTTTGCCAAGGGGCTTGTGGGGGTTCCATCATTGCCATAAAGGGTTTTCCGCTTATAGCAAGCGTTCCAGCCACCGCTGTTCGTGTTGCTGGTGTTCCAACTGAAATAACCTGTGCCGGAAATATTAGTATTGTATTTGCTGTCACACAGGGCAACAGCGGCACTCCCAATTTTTCCGATCTGAAAATGGATCTTATTCCCGCCTTCACGGGCCGAATTGTGATTGAACCCCAAAATGAAAACATTGACCGCCAAATTGGAAAAAGTGGTGTTACCCACCTTACCATTGATCTTGATTTCCTTCACATCACCAACGGCCCAATAGTTGGCCCCCAAACCTGCGGAACTGACTTCCCGGATGGTTGCCCAACTGTTATCGTTCAGAACCTTGGTGGGCAATGTCACTTCAACGGAACAGGTCTTATTGGCCGGGGCCGTGTGATTGGTGCCAGCGCCCACGCTGACGGTGATTGTGGCGCTTCCTTTGGCCTTGGCGGTAACAGTTACCACCGAACCGGAAACACTCACAGAAGCCACCGTGGGGGCGCTGGAAGTGGCCGTAATCTTACCATCACCCGCCCTTGTCACGGTGATGGTGTCCGTGGTCTTTGCGGCGGTCAGTTTGATGGAAGTCTTATTCAAAGACAAACTACCAGCGGCCTTGGCAATGCTCCAAGCAACCGTTTTGGCCCCGGTGCTTCCATCAGCCCACTTGTAGTTCGTTTTCGGCGTGAAGGTGGCATTGTAGGAACCGGCGTTCGTGCCGCTGGTAGTTCCTCCAAGCGTCATTTTCCCGCTGTCATAGTTGTTCCAAGTGGGGCTTTGGGCCGAACCGGTATAAGTAAGGCTGTTGCTCTGCGTGGGGATCGTCATGGTGGCGGCGTTGATCGTCCAAGTCACTTCCTTGGCGGTCTGCGTACCGTCTGCCCACTTATACCGCCCCTTGGGTGTGAAAGTGGCCGTGTAGGTTCCCGCATTGGTGCCGGTAGTCACGCCGCCCAAGGTCAGCGCATCGGGGTTATAAGCGTTCCAAGAAGGGCTTTGGGCCTGTCCGTTATAGGTCAGGGTGCCATTCTGCGAAGGAAGAACATTGATGGTATAGACGATACCGGACACAGCATCCAAGGCCGCATTTGCGGCATCCTGTGCGTTCTGTGCGGCTTCCACACAGGTTCCGATCTGGTTCAACAGATACGGGTGGGCGGTCTGATCAAGGTTGTGTTCGCTCACCTTGTTTTGGGCCGTACCTTTGGGATCATAGTTCATGTTGGGAAGCTGTTCGGCGGGAACCTTACCATCCACCAGATCAGCCTTCCCGGATTGACCTTTCTGAAGGGCTTCAACGGCATCCGCATTGGCCTTCATTTGGGTATCAATCTTATCCATGTTTTCATTCTGAACCCCTACATCATAAAATTCAGATTCAAGGGGTTTAGTCAGCTTGTAGTTGGTTGTTTTATTCGCCATTCTTTAAAACCTCGTTTCTCAACTGATTATGGGTATAGGCGGCAAGCTGGGCATGGGTGAACCGCCCAAGTTCCGCATGGGTGTTATAAAGCTGAAGCAAGGTCACAACCATGTTTTGGGGAACAACCCGGTTCAGCAAAGATTCAACATCATTGAAGTTGTTCTTTGCGGCCAACCCGATTTTCACAAGAAGCTGATAGGTGCCTTCTTCCACATCAGCGGAATAGTTACCCTTCCCGCATAGCGTTTCAAGGATGTTCCGAAGCTGGGGCAAGGTGTACGGAAGTTCTTCATTGATCCGGGTCAGAATACGGAACCGGCGATCTTCAAGACTGTCCGTGCCTTTGGGGGTAATCCCCAAAATCTTTTCCCACCGGGAAAGGCCCATGTTTCCAGCGGTGGGAATGAACTGATTATCAAGAAGATCATCCGTGGTATTCCATGCCTTTTCAATTTCCGGCTGTTCGCTCCCCATGATCCCCTGAAACTCCGCATAATCACGAATGACATAAGGAAGATAATCAATCAGTTTGCGTTCCATGCTCCCGGCCCCCTTATCCGCTGATCACGATGGTTCCCGGCTCAATGGTTCCCAAAACCGGGATGTGGTCAAGGGTCAGGGTACAGTTCGCCGCTTCACCATTGATCTTGGTGTTGGCAATATCCAGAATACCGGTGATTCCCAACAGGCGGCTTTCCACCTGACTGATACGAACCACAAGGGCTTCATTCTGGTCTGCCCAACTTTGGGCCAGTTCCAAGAAGTAACCGTTGATTGCTTCCGTGACATAGGCGGAAACATCATCCCAACTCCATTCCCGCTGATAGTACAGATCGAAGGAAAGGTTGATGGTATCTTCACCCACGCCTTCAACCCTCACCACATGGCCGATGGGGGCAATGCCCACGCCTTCACCGGCGTTCTGAAGGGGGTCAACTGCGGTCTGCACCTGATCCACAAGGGCTTCCGAAGGCTTCTTGAAGGAACTGTTGATGATCACCAGCTTCACGGTTCCGCCCACGGTCAGCTTGCTATTGGCTCCCGCCGCATACACGGCATCCAACCACGCCTTGATTTCCTCGGACACACCGGAAAGGCCGCTGATCCAAGTGTCGGTTCCCGTGGGCGGGATTAGCTTGGCCGGGTTCAAATCGCTGTTCCAAACCCGATATACCTTCACACCGCCCACGCCGGGAATGGCGTTCACCTTTTCCAGATAATCCGCACGGTTGCCGCCGAAGGCTTGGGCGTTCAGGCTATCCATGTAACGCTGTCTGAAAACCTCGGTATCTTCTTCATCCTCACCGGGGATCACCACGGCGGAAATGGAACAGGTTTCAAGCCCGTCCACATACTCAATGGGAATCACCGTTCCGGTGTAGTCATTACCGGCTTCACCAGCGGTTTCACAGGTGATTTCATACTTACCACTTCCACGGTCAGCCGAAACATAATAGTTCAGTTCTCCGATGGAAAAGCGGGTGTTCATGGGAAGGTGCAAGGTGGTTGGTGTAATGCTCAACTGCAACACGGCGGGGCTTGCCGGTTGCGGTTTCAGGCCCCTTTCTGCCGCCCTCAAAATGAGATAAGGGCGGGTTGCGGTGTCCGCAAAGGTTTCATTCAGCACCGTATCAAGGGCAATATAAAGGTTCTGCAATTCCACGGCGGCGGGGGCATCACCGCACCAAACCAACGAACCTTCACGGGTGTCCAAATTGCCATTGATGGAAAGCGCCTTCTGAAGCATCCGGGAAAGGATTGCTTCATAGGTCTGTGCTTCATACATCAGATTTCAACCCCCAATTCTGCATTGATTTCGCCAAAAATGCTGACCACCGTGAAGGTAGTCAGCACTTTCTTTTTGTTCACCGTAAATTCAAAGTTCTGAACCGCCGTGATCCTATCATCCTGAAGCAAGGCTTCACGAACCCGGCGTTCAATTTCGGGAATACAGTATTCCACATCTTTCCCGATCAGATTATGAAGTTCAACCCCATAATCCCAAGAATGGATCAACCATTCATAGCGTTCTGTGTTCAGGATCAGGAAAACCGCCTGTTCCACAGCTTGGATTTCATCAATGGTGCCGATGATGGTCAGGTTGTTGTGGTTCATCCTGAAAGTACGGCTTGGAAGGGTTTCAATGGTGAAATCCTGTTTAATATCATCCTGCACTTGCGGAATCATCATCAAGCCCCCTTTACTCGGTCAATAACCACGAATTTCTTTCCTTGCTGAACCCGGATCAGAAGCACCTTTTCACCGGCTTTCAAAGCGTTGTGAACCTTGAAGGTTTTCTTGCCAACATAGGCGTGTTTGTGGGCTTCATAAGCCGCCGCACCAGAACCGCCGCCTTTGTCCTCGGTGCTGTGGTTCACCGTCATATCAACTTCAAAATCAGTCACATTCCGGGTCAGGATCAGCATTTTGGAAGTGTAGATGGATTTCTGATCCACCTGAATTTTCAAGGGTGAAGCGGAAAGGACAGTTCCAAACAGGATGTTCACCGGTTTCCCGGCTTCCACAGCTTCCACCGCCGCCCGTTTTACCACTTCAACAGGATTAGGCAATAAATTCACCCCCGATCAGGTCAAGTTCCATCATGTGTTCATCACCCCTGAAGGTATGAGTGACTTTGTTCACCACCATGTAATTGTTGGTGACAATATCGCCAAGGTTCAGGGCCACCACCACGGCGCTTCCAGCACGAACCCGCACATCACCGAAAGCGTTCTGAATGGTCAGCTTGCGGGTTTTCTGATCGTACAGCTTCAACAGGGCATCCGCTTTGGCGGAAGCGCCTGTTTTGGTCTGAACTTCTTCAAAATACTGAAGAACACCCCATTGGTTCATTTTCGCCCCGTCCTGTGCAATGAACAATTCCCGCTTACCGGTTTTTTCATCGTTATAGGCCAGCTTGATCTTGTTATAGGTCTGTTCATCAATACTGGATTCATAGCTGAAGTTTTCCCCGGTTTCTTCATCAATCAGAAGGTTCAGCTTCATGGTATTGATGTTCTTCAGGGTTAGCTTCCCGGCATCGTCATACAGAACATAAAGCTGTTTGGTATTCATCAGGGTTTCATCAAGGGCGCTCTGGATCATATCAAACAGGGTTTGGTTTTCTTCCACGATGGTTTCAAGGGTATAACCGGTATCTTCCACCGTGCCAAGGTTCAACCGGAAATCTGTTGCAATGCGCTTCAGAAGGTCGGAAGCCTTCAGCCCTTCTTCCGTGATGGTGTCCTTGTTCTTCAGATAGCGCAACTGATCATAGGCCACAACATCAATGGTGCCGCCCTTGTCACGCTTTTTCTTGAACACAAACCCATAGAACATGGCGGTTCCGTTCACAGTCAGCTTCACCGGATCACCTTCAGCAAAGTTCAGCCCCGGCCCCTTGACAACGGTGAACTCTAACTTGCCGGGGGTTCCCTTGCGTTCCAAGGTCAACTTTGCGCCTTCCTCGACAACGGGGAATTGAATGGTGCTGTTATGCTGGATGAACAATTCAACTGCCAAACGGAATCACCCCTTTCAGGAAGGCAAAGTAAGAACCTGACCGGGATAGATCAGGTTCGGGTTCTTGATTTTGTCCTTGTTCAGATTATAGATTTTCGTGTAATCGGCCCCGTTGCCCAACTGCTTCTTGGCAATGTTCCAAAGGCAATCACCAGATTTCACCGTATAGGTGGCGGCTTTCGGGGCCGTTGTGGTGGGCCGGGGTGCCGCCTTAACCGTTGCGGTGGCGGTTCCCCCGGAAGTTTTGGCCGGTTGCACGGCCACGGTCTTGGTGCCATAGGCTCTGTACTGTTTCAGGTTGATCTTCACCTTCACATCAAAGCCTTCACCGGCATCATCGGTGATTTCATAGGTTTCAAGGCCAACGGTCAAATTGGTGTAATGGAACATCCCGCCACCGGGCTTCTGCCGGTTCAGGATGAATTGGAACGGGGTCTTGCTCACCTTCAGCCGTTCAAACAAGGATAGGTAATAGGCGGCGCTTTGCGCCCCACCGTTGCTGAAGGGATAGGACACTTGGGGAAGAACCAATTCAAAGGACACATCCGAAAGGCCAGCGGCCTTCAGAATGTTGATTTCTTCCCCGTTGATCAGGGTCATGGTCTTGTTCTGGTTGTTGATCTTCACCGTCACCTTGGAAGGGGTGATTGGCATAAGCGTTCCCGCCATATACAGTTTATATGCCATTACTCATGCACCCCTTCTTCAGAAACTTCCAGCTTTTCAGCAAAGTCATTGGCCCAAGCATCCATGATCCCATCCAAATCAGCATCTTTGGAAATGTGGTTTTCATTGTGCTGTTCAACCTTGATTTCAGCGGTAGTGAACCGGTTGATTGCTTCACGCTCCGCAATGTCACGAAGATAAGCCAAATCTTCTTCAGCAATATCCAAGGCATCAGCGGTGGCCGCTGTGTTGTTTGCAATATCGCCGGTGTTCCCGTAAATGCTATCAAGATCATTGCCAAGGTTGAAGGCATCCAAAGAATCAGCCCCCATAGAATCCAAGGCGGAAAAATCAAACATACCGGAAACCTTATCGGCCACACCATCACCCCAAGCGGCACCGGAAGCAAAGGCATCAGCGGCCCAACCATCTTGGAAGGTGTCAAAGGTAGACATTCCTTCATTGAAAGCATCGGCAACGCTTTTATATTCCTCAACATTCCCATAGGCTTCAGCGGACTTAGCCGCATATTCGCTTGCTTTGTTGGTAATCCCGGAATAGTCGAACTCAACGAAGGGCAATTTGTTCAGGGCTTCACAGATACCCGCCACAACAGTAAGGGCCGTAGAAAGAAGGTTGTAAAACCACCCCTGAACATTGGAAATGACATTGTGGAAGGCCGTTCCGATGTTGGAAGCACAGGCCCCCAAAGCGTTCCAGATACCCAAGGCAATATTCGCCACGGACAGGCCAAGGTTTTTGAAGAAGGCGATCACCACCATGATTCCGCCGCAAATCACACCGAAGCCGCTATTGGCAATACCGGTGAACTTTGCAACCGCCGCACAAGCCGCATAGATAGCCGCAATCACGGCGATAATCAGAAGGATGATCCATGTAATGGGGCAAGCCAAAAGCGCCGCATTTAGGCCCTGCTGGGCCGCTGTTGCGGTAAAGGTGGCAACGCTCCAAGCGGTGGTCATTGCTGTGTGAATTGCCTTAACTGCGGCCTGAACCGCCATAATGGTATTTCCAACCAACATGACACCGTTATAGATCAGCATAGCGGCCACAATGCCCATGATAATAGGCTGAATCCAACTCCAATTATCAACGATCACGGAAGCAATGGAAATCAGAATATCCAGCACCGAAGAAGCAATATTGGCAACCCCGGCAAGGCCATTGATCAGGGCCGTGGTCACTTGTTGGAACTCGGAACTATTGGCAATCTGATTGATTTTGGTCAGGATCGGGGCGAACATGGAAAGGGCCTGATTCTTCATCCCGGCCCAAATCTGCGCCCAAGTCTTGGGCATGGAATCGAACTTTGCGTTGGTTTCGTCCGCCATAGCAAACATGGCGTTCTTCACCACTTCAGCCGTTACCTTGCCTTCCTGTGCAACCGTCTTGATGGAACCTTCCGCAATGCCCATATATTTTTCAATGGCTCTTGCGATACCCGGCGCACCGTCCAGAATAGAGTTCAGTTCTTCACCACGAAGCGCACCCGCCGCCATTGCCTGTGTAAGCTGGATCATGGCGTTGCTCTGTTCTTGGGCCGTAGCGCCGCCAATAACGAACTGCTTGTTCACCTGTTCCATGAAGGCAATGACCTGATCCATATTGCCACCGAAGGCGTTACCAGCGTTCAGGCCAAGTTTCGCAACGGCGGAAGCTGTGTCAAAATAAACGGATCGGGAACGCTGGGCGGAAGCCATGATCTTCTGTTCCAAGGCTTCAACGGAACCGCCATCATCCACAAGCAAATTCAATCGGGCCTTGGTGCTTGCCAATTCATCCGAAATATTCAGCGCCTTATTGATCCCGGCAATACCGCCAGCGGCAATGGCAACTTTCTTGATGATGGACAGAAGCCCGTTGGCGGAATTGCTACCCCCACGGATGGAATTGTTGAAATTCTGCTGTTCGTTGTTGGCGTTCCTGATATTTTCTTCAATGGTATCAAAGGCGGTTCCCGCTTTCGCCCATTCTTCACGGGCTTCCCGGATTGCCGCCGTGTCAACGGCTCTACCGGAAGCCTGTTGCATGGATTCAAAGGTGTTCAGCACAACACCCATAGCCTTGTGCATACTCTGAAGGGGGCTGGTAACACCATCATAAAGGGCAATAGCGGTTCGGATAGTTCCCACAGGGATCACCACCTTTCTTGGAGAATAGCCGGGGCCTTAATGGTGTCGGCCCCGGCGCTGTTTGCGTTCAATTTCCTTCTGCTTCTTCTTTTCAGCTTCCACCCGAACATCAATGGCCGCAATGATGAAGGCCCGTTCACGCCGGGGCAAAGCATAGAAGGCGGAAGGTGTTAAATGAAGTTCGTGAAGGCAATAGTAAGCAATGTTGGCTTCACCATCACCTTCACAGATCAGTTTTTTGCTTCATCAACCTCATCCTGCATGGTGGTATCAAAACCACACACTTCCTGAATCTTGGTCAGGTATTCGGCATATTCGCCGGGGGTCAGCATGGTTTTCAGAAGGGCATCAGCGCCCATGACCTTGTAGCTGTCCTGAAGTTCCTTATCATTCAGATTGGGGAACACGGTACAAGCCACGGCCAGCTTGCCAAGGTAAAGATCATAGTCGGTTTCCTTCTGATACTGGTTCTTCTTGCCGGGAACCGGAACACGCTTGGCACAGGACTTCCGAAGGGCTTCATCCTCGGTGCCGGTGATGGTCTTGATCTCCCAAGGAATGGGGTTGCCATCCTCACCCAAGAAGCGTTTGGAAGCAACAAACTTGATGTTCTCAACGGGAACGGCGTTTTCAGCCAAAAAAGCGGACAGGCTCATTGTTTTTTCCTCCTATATTTTGATACGAAAAAAGGCCCCGGCCCCTACCGAAGTAAGGCCGGGGCGCTCTGCTTACTGCATACCGGCCAAAAGGCTGAAGGTTTCGGGCATCTCGAAATCTTCAAAGGTGAAGTCCATATCTTCATCCAAGTATTCCGCATCAGCGTCAAACTTGGCAAGCAAGCCGCCGTCCATATTGCAATCCTTCAGGATCACGGTCTGACGGCCCACAGAAGAAGTGGGATCTTCATTTGTCACCTGAATGTCAAAATAGACATCCTCGCCGGTGTCCTTATAACGCTTCATCAGCTCACGGAAGATGGAAGTGTTATAGTGGAAGGTGGCGGAACCCGTACCCTTCCAGCCGGTGGCCTTATTGCCCTTGCCGGTCTTGCCCAAAATGGGAACTTCCGTTTTGTTCTTCTCAAAGTTGGCTTCAAGGTTGATAGCCTGCATGAAGTTGTAACGGTTATCCCCGATGGTCACGAAACATTCAGCCAAGGAAGCGGAAACAGCATCCTTGGCGTTCATGATGGTTCTATCTGCCATGATGGTTGTACCTCCTTACTGAACATAGACGGTCATATAAAGCTGTTCCATAGCGTTCACGGGGGTCACATAGTCAGTAACCACCACGGATTTCTTGGTATCGCCCTTTTCAACCGTCACATTTTCGCCGCTGAAGTTCTCAATGGCCCGAATATCCTGAAGTTCCGTGTGGTGCTTCACAATATCGTTCCAAAGGGAAATCCGGCCAGCGGCATCATTGGGAACCTTGCCAAGATACTTCTTGCCGAACAGAACGGCAATATCATTGGCGATCTGATCCAAAACTCGGATCGTCTGGTTGCTGGAAAAATCGCTGGACTTTTCATCCGTGATGGAAATGAAGCTGTTAATGTCAGTCAGGACACACACCGCTTCATCCACACGATGGAACATGAAGGAACCTTCCCTGATCCCGTTTTCAAGCTGGGTCTGCGTGAAATCGGTGTCCACATCGTATTCACCATCATAGGTCATGTTGGTGGCGCTCTTATTGACCGCCGTGCCGCCGATCACACCCGTAACCCAAGGGATCAGGGCGGTGGAAGTCTTGTCGGAAGTCAGGCCGTTCTTGACGCTCACAACGCCTTCATAGTCGGCCAGCTTGCGGAAAAGAACCACCTGAAACTTCTTGCCCACATCATCACGCATACGCTTTGCGAAAGCCGCAAACAGGGCGGTGATGGTGGCCTTGCTCTCGGTGCAACCCATAGCATTGAAAGTGTACGCTTCCGCCTGATCAAGATAGGTCTGATAGTCGGAATCGGCCACGGTGCCATTGGTGCCGCCCGTCAGGGGCAAGGAAGCGGTCAAGGAAAGGGTTCCGCTGGACTTCCAATCCAGATAGTCATTGGCCTTCAGGCCGGTGATAGCGGCCACACCTTCCTGAAGATCAACCTGAACGGTTCCCAAGAAGGTTTCCACATCGAACAGGGGCTTCTGTTCGGTGCTGTTTTCATTGGCCGTGATCACAACCCGAAGATCATTGCCACGGGTGCCGGGGTATTTGGCCGTTGCGTAGGTGTTGGACGCTTTCACGCCGCTGGAACCAAGGCGGAAGAAATGAACGGTCTTGGCGTGAAGGAAGATTTCACGCATGGGCTTCAGTTCATCCGCCGTGTACGCATAGCCGAAAATCTTCTGACTGTTCTTGATGAAGTCAGCCTGTTCCACCGTGAAAATCTTGCCTTCAGGCCCCCAATTCATGGCAAGGGGGATGGTGACAATGCCACGGTCAGAAAGGGTGGCGCTTGCCTGCGCCACAGAAATGAAGTTGATATATGCACCGGGCAGAACCTTGTTCTGCACCAAGAAGGTGCCGCCGCCAAGGGCCATATTAGTTCACCTTACCTTTCATAAAAATCTTTGATCAGCCCATCAATCTGATCATGGGTGTATTCCTTCCCATCTTCCAAAAGGATAGACAGCAGATCACGCCGGTTGGCGTAACGCCTGAAGGTCAACACTTTTTCTTTGGGGAATACCACCGGGGCCGTGATGGGCGGTTCCTGTGCGGTGGTGGCTTTCTTTCTGGTAGCCATTCAATCACCCTTTCTTTGGCTCCACATCCACATCCAAGGTTTCCATTGGGGTTTCCTCGGACGGGCGGGATAGTGTCAGATTGAAGTTGACGAAGAAGTGAAGAACCCCATCTTCAACTTCATAACTCATGGAAGTTCCGTGAAGCACATCCCCATTGGGAAGGGTGATGAACTCCAAACATTCCATCAAATCCCCGGCCATAGTGAACAATTCAGCGTTGTTTCTCCCGCTGGTGGGAAAATAGTGAACATCCAGCGGGTTCCGGTTCATGAACCGGTTCTTTTGCAACGGGGAAATGTCAGGCTTCAGAACGGCAATGAAAAAACAGGGTTCTTTGAAGCCCTGTTCCACATCATTCTGATAGATTTTGTACCCGGCCCCAAAGGTGGCGTTCAGCTTCATGGAAACACCTTTGATGATTTCATTGATCAACTGAACACCCCCTTCAAGGCTTCATACAACATATCATTCAGGATGGACGGGGCCAAGGTTTTCACTTCCTGTTCGGAAATCGTCAGCATGAACCGCCCCTTCACCCAACTTGCCTTCAGGGTCTTACCCAAGGCGGGAATATAGCGCCCCGGCGTTTGCCGGTGGCCGTATTCCACATAGGACGCATATTCCAAGTTGTTGATGATGGTCACGGTGTACTGATCCCCATGTTTTTCAATGGGAAGGATCGTCCAAGCATCACGCAAGGAACCACCGCTGTAACCGGCCCAATATTCCTGCTTGGCTTCATCCGTAGCATAGGACGGAACCACACCAACCGGGGTTCTTTTCTTCACCTTGTTCAGAAGGATTTGGGCAACCTTCTTGGCGGCATCCCGGCAAAGCCGATCCATGTCAACTTCCGAAAGCTGTTGAAGGCGTTCGTCCAACTTCTTCAGTTCCCGGTAATCACACCGGCCCCATCTTCCCATCAGGCCCACCCCCTGAAGGGTTCAAGCATGATTTCTTGATGGTTGGAGAAAACACCCGGTTCACCGGAACGGGAATAGGTGAAGGTTCGTTCCACATCATTTGGCCGGGTGACAATGATCTTACATCCTGCGGGAACCTTCACATCCGGGGAAAGGAACAGCTTCACCACCTGTTGGGCGGTTGCCACTTCATCCCCATTGGTTGAAGTTAATGTTTCAAAAGACAGCTTGCACGGCTGATCCTGAAAAAGCGGCTTTTCTTCAGAATCCGTCAGGTGGGTGACAGGATCGGTGACTTCCTCACGAATGAAGATAGAACACCGATCCTTCCACAACCGTTCCAAGGCGGTTCGCACGGCCTTATTTACCATACCAACCGCCTATAACGGTAGATTTCACCAATGCGCCCGTTGATCAGATAATCAATCAGGCTGTTCAACCTCTGTTCAGGGGTTGAACTACCTTCACCAATGGCAAAGGTAATGTTGGTGTCACCTTCCTGAATGGATTTCACCGCCGCATCCAAATCAAACCCTTCAAGCTGTCCAGAACACTTCTTCATGTTCAGGTATTCGCCCACGGCCATAGAAACGGCCAGACTTTCCAACCCCTCCGGGATTTCGGAAAGGTTGGAAAGGTTTTTGATCCGCCATTGAACATTGTTCAAGACAATATCCAACAGCGGATCATCAGCGGCCCCCGCCACGCCAAGGGCCGTTAGCATTACAACCACTTTTTCACGCAACGGGGTTCACCGCCTTTAGCCACGGGAAAGAATCCGGGCAATGGGAATGGACTTGTGGTTGATGTAGGAACGCTGACTTGCGGCGCTTTCACCGGAATGAACCAGCGTCCAGTTGCCGCCGTTTTCCAGTTCAGCCGCCGTGGGGCTGGCGCTTGCCTGCGTTTTCTTCTCATAGGACACACCGAAGGGGGCGAAAACCTTACGCTGACGCATATACAGCAAATCCTCACCGCCATTGGTCTTGGGGTCACGGGCCATTTCATAGGGAACCTTCACGCCGATGTCCTCATAGGAGAAAGCACCGTTGCCCATAGCGTAGGTGGTGTACTGAACACCAGCAACCACATAATCATTGGCCGCAAGGGTCTTGGAACCGAAGTAGGGCGTGACCTTGGACAGAAGGATTTCGCCATCAGCGGGGGTGCCAGAAGCAACGATCTTCAAAGCGCCATCGGTGTTGGCGTCGGCATCAAAATAGCCTTCAGAAACAGGCATCTGATCGGTGACGATCACCAGCTTGCCGTTCCAAGTACCCAATTCCAAATCACGCTGAATCCCGTCCTTGTCGGTGTACTTCAGGCGTTCGATCAGGTTCAGGTTTTCAAGGCCGGTGGAAACATCACTATGGCAGAAAACCAAAGTGAACTTCTTCTTGTTCGCACCGCAAGCCTTGTTTGCCGCCGTGTTCAGGGTGGTGGCGGTCATAGCACCGGAAACGGTGGTGGTGTGCTTCTCCACAAATTCCTTGTTCTTGGCATCGGTGGTGGACATAGCAAAAATGCCCTTCAGGATGGAAAGAATGGTGGCTTCATCCAGTTCATCCTTGTACTGTGCGACCTGTTCGCTGATATTCGCCATGAAATCAACGCCACCGGTCACATCATAGGAGAAATCACGCTCTTTCCATGCCTTGGCACGGCCAACCACCACAACGCCCTGTTCAAAGGTCTTGGTGGAAGTGGCGGTAATGTCGGTAGAACCGTCATAGTTCACCGCATCACCGTCAATCAGGCCACGCATGGCAAGACGGGCGTAAGCGGTGCCGTTCTGACCGCTGAACACTTCCTGAATGTCAGGGTTTGCGGCCAATGCACGGGATTTCTTGATTTCGTTCATGTTCAGGTTGGGAACACGGGCCACCATGTACTTGAACGCTTCAGCATTGAAACTCTTGGAATCAAACTTGTTGTTAGGCATAGTTCAAAACTTCCTTTCTAAAAATAAGATTTGTAGGGGTGTTGGTTAGTCCAACTTTGCATCCGGGTGGGCTTCCAAATACTGACACAATTCATCATAGGTCATTTTGGAAGGATCATCACCGGCCGGGGGTGTATCACTCTTTTCACCGGGCTTGGCACCCTTGAACTTCTTATCAGGGGCCTTGGTGTCAAACAGAAAAGCCGTGTCCTGACCGTCCACCAGCTTCTTGATTTCGTCACTCAAGCCCTTCACCGTGCCATCATCGGCCAGTTCAGCCTTGGCAAGAAAATCAGCCATCAGCGCCTTAACAGCGGTGTTGTTCTTGGCCTTGGCTCCGGTCAATGCCATATCAACGGCGTTGCCGATTTTCAGCGCCTTCAGTTCGGCTTCATGGGCCTTCTTCTGGTTGGCGTTGTCGGTCTGAAGCTGTGTGATCTGATCCTGAAGCGCCTTGGTGTCACCTGTGGACTTCTTCAGCGTTTCAAGCTGGGTGTCACGCTCTTTGATCGTGTTCTTTGCGTTGGTCAGTTCGGTGTTGACCTCATTGAAGCGGCTTTTGGTAACGAAGGAACCGTTCAGGCCCTCCATGACCTTATTGGCCTGTTCCTCGGTCAAGCCCCATTCCAGCAGATTTTCCTTTGTCATAGTGATAACCTCCAAATCCTTTTTTACCGTGGGTTAGGAACCACGATTTTATTTAGATTTCTGTTTACCGCCCACAAATCCAAAACGGCGATGGTATGAAAAAACCACCACCGGCCAAAGGCCGGGGTGGTCAGATCATCAATATAGGGATTTTTCATCCAGTTCAGGTGGCCGGTAAGGGGTTCCCTTATCCAAACAATCCTGAATAATGGCTTCCACTTCCGCTTCCTCGACACCCATCAAGGCGAACAGGGGGAAGTTCTCATGAAATCGTTCAAGATATTGTTCAATCAGTTCAGCCATTTTCAACACCCCTTTCACGGCTGATTTGCAATCACCTTCAACATATCTTCATACATGGCATAGGACTTGGGAAGATATTTCTTGATGGTTGCCAAACTTTCCGGGGAAGTCATGGTTGCGGAAGTCATTTCCGCAAAGGCTTCAGTTCCAAGGCCCCAATCAATCCCGTTGTAAGTTCGGGTTGTCCAGTAGGAACCACCACCATGACCAATACCACAGCGGATTTTTCCACGGGTGGCCCCTTCCAATATATCAGAAAGATCACCGTACTGCAATGGGGTCAATGCCTTCACTTCCGCTTGAACGGCGGCATAGGCATAAGATTTTTTTACCTTGAACCCACCATACTTGATGTAATAATCAGCGGTGTTTTGCGACATCCAGCCTTTTTGTACCCAATACGGGAAATCATCTTTATGGGCCTTCATGTCAGCAAGAACCCGATCCACCCAATCATTCACTTCATCCTTGATGGTTTGTGGAAAAGCCCCGCCCTTGTAAGTAGAAGAAAAATGCCATTGCCCATTCGGGGTTCCAAGCTGTGCCGCAAGGCCATCAATGGCATGGCCGCTTTCATGGAAGGTGGTTGCATAAGGGGCGCTCCAAGAACGGCCTTTAGAATCGGCATCAATATTCACATAAATATTTTTGCCTTGGCAATATGCACCGCCTTGATGGTCAGCCTTTGCAACCTTGATTTGGTTTTCATACTTATCCCAAGCGGCCTGAAGGTCAGGGCTTTGGCAAGCGTCCACACGGTCACGAATCTGATCATAATGGTCTTTGCCGAACTTCTTTCCAAACTCGGTGTTGTAGTCACGAAGCGTTTTGGCAACACCGGCCCCGGTTGCAACGGTCAAGCCAGCCTTGGAACCACCGTTCACGAAGGTCTGAACCCAATCAGCATATTTCATGTTGGCGGGAACATAGTACACATCCCCATCAGCGTTCCGGGCGGCTCTTTCACCGGCATACTTGGGATCAATGGCCGGGGCCGTGGTTCCTCGACAGTTGGGGTGGAAGGGCGGCACAGTCACGCCGGGTTCATATTGGGAAATGGGGATCACCTTACCATCAAACCCACCACAAATGGAACAGGTATGGGAATCCAGCGTTTCAATGATTTCCACCATTTCAACATCCAAATCCTTATAACATTCCTTGGTGGCAACGGCGTTGAAATAGGTGGTTTCGGTGTTGACCAACCGCCCCGCCTTATACCGATGAACCCCGAACTGCTTCTGAATAGCCGTGGTGATCTTGGACGGGGAATCACCCCGAAGAAGCCCTTGGGTCAGGCTCTTGCTGACCGAACCAACCAGATCATTCTTGTTCAACCAACAGCGATCCCGGAAGGTTCGTCCGTCCGTTGTCCAAGGCTTTGAAAGCAAGGTTTCAAGTTTCTTCTGATCCAGCCCGGTAATATCCCAACCAAGGCCAACGCCCTTCTGAACCTCAAAGGCCGTGCGGGTGTAGCCATTGCCCACAACCTTCTTCAACAGGGCATCCAAACTATCAACCTGATTGCCATATAGCAATTCAAGCTGTTGCTGAATACCCGTCTGAACAGCTTCAAGGCGGGAAATGTGGAACCGGGCGGACGCATTTTCCAGCTTCTTCAGCCATGCCGCATCCAACCCGGCCTGTTCACCGATCTTGATATACTGTTCAACGCTCCAATGAAATTCTTCAAGCTGTCCAGCGGTCAGCCATTTTCGGGCATCGGTCAGGCTGATTTGGTTGTTCACCGCAAAACGGGCATACCAGCTTTCAATTTCCTTCTGAACTGAACGCTGGGCATCCAAATACAGTTTTTCCATATCCTGAATGGTTCGCTGGGCTTCTCGGTGGGCGCTGTCCTCCAAGATGGAAAACCGTCCACGCCAATAGTCCGCATTTCTCATGGGCGGTTCCTCCAATCCTGAAAAATGGTGCTGAAGGTGGGATTTGAACCCACACGCCTTGCGGCAACGGATTTTGAATCCGCCGTGTCTGCCTATTCCATCCACTTCAGCTTATTAGGCCACACTGTTTCTTCATAGGGGCTTGCGCCTTGCTGAATTTTGGTTCCTTCCTTTGTGGCCTTGGTAGCCCGTGCCGGGATCGAACCGGCGTTACCGCCGTGAAAGGGCGGTGTCTTAACCACTTGACTAACGGGCCATGATGGGCCGGGGAAGGGAATTTCACCCTTTGGCGGGTAGGAGTAATAGCACCCCGCCACACTCAATGTCTGCCCCGGCGTATATTGTGAAACGGCGGGGGTTATTCGCCCCCACCATTATCACCTTGGTTCGGGTTGCCGGTCTGGAAGGCCCCGGCGTATTCCTGTGCCTGTGCCATAGCTTCTTCCTTTTCCTTCTGCAACCGGGCCATTTCTGCTTCAACATCCGTAACCCACGGGTGCTGTTCCACAATGGTTTCATTGGACAGAATACCAACGGACTTGGAACAGTTTTCAATGGATTCCGATTCATTGATCAGAATATCCCTGTTGAACACAATCGCCACATCATCCGTGAAATCTCCAACGCCGGTGTTGCTGAAGTGGTTGTTGATGAACCACAACAGTTCTTCAAAGGCCGCTTGGAACTCGGTTTCCATGCCGTTTGCGTCAAGGTCAATGTCAGAATACATGGATTGAATGTTCATCTGATTGGGGTTCCCGGACAGGCGATCATCTTTGGCATCGTAGCCACGGGCATTTTCAATCAGGGCTTTCTTGAACACATCCAAAATGGCCTTGTAGTTCTCGGAATTGACTTCCACCGTCAGGGTGGTAACATCACCATCATCACGAACCTTCACGGCTCCGAAGGTGGCAAGGTTGCGGCGGAACTCACCAAGATTTTCACCATCGTAATTCTTCAGGATCAGGATGGTGTTCCGTGCGTCCTCTTGCATATTGTTTTCAAAGTCGGAAATCATGGTGTTGATTCCGTCCTGAAGGGTTTTCACACGGCGAATCAGGGGGATTTCCTGCTTGTTATACTTGAACGGGATCAGCGGAATCCGTTCCCAATTCAATTCGGTGGGTTCCTTGCCTTCTTCCTCAATGGTGAAGTAGCTTTCATGTTCCCCGGCTTCCACATCAGGCTTTAGTTCGCTTCCATCATAGATATACCGGTAAAGGCCATCAGTCTTGAACAGTTCAACCCGTTCAATGATTTTCTTGGTATATCCATCCCACACTTCCTGCGGGTAAAGACGGATAGCAGAATCAAGAATGGTGTGATCATCGTCCGCCCAAAACGGAAGAACTTCATAGGCCGGGAAATGTTTGAAGGCCAGATTGCCCTTTTTGTCATAGAACGGGAACAACCAGCCAAGGCCACCATTCAAGGCATCTTCACAAACATACTTCAGAAGCCGATGGAACCGCTTATTGAACACATCGTTCAAAGCGTCCGCATAGGCTTTATTCTGACAGTTCACCGTGAAGGGCTTGCCCACAAGGTAGTTGGTTTTCTGATCCACCATCAGGGCATATTGGTTATCAATCAGGCGGTTGTTCGGAAGATTGTCCACTTCCTGAAGTTTGCCATCAGCACCAATGATTGTGCGCTTCCGGTTCAGAATGTCATGACGGCCTTCATAATAGTCAGCGCCTTTGATCTGATCCATGCGCTTCAGGCTGTTCTTCCATTCACGGATTTCAGCGGCGTAAAACTGAAGTTCAGTCATGCCGTTTCGCCCACCCTGAAGGATCAGGCGGTTGATACGCTCCATAGCGTTATCCAGAAACATATTCACTTACCGCCTTTCTTCATTGCTTAATAAACACAAACACACGGAAACCGTGTATTTTTCGTGTGTTTTGTTACTATCATGTTATTAGTCGAAGCTGAAGGCGGGGCCAACCAACATATCTTCCAGCCCGTAACGCATAGCGTCCATAAGGTGGTTGAAATCGTCAATGGGAACATTGATCTTGGCCCCGAACTTATCTTCTGCCCATGTGTAGTTTGAAATCTCTGTGATGAAGTTCACGCATCGGGGATGAACAATGATGGTGTAACCCTGAATGTACTGGATTCCGTTGTTCACGCTGTCCTTGCCCTTCCGGGCGGCTCTGATACGATGAAGGCCAGCATCCCGCAATTCATCAATGCTCTTAGGTTCGGCACAATCGGCCTTGATCCGTTCCTTGCCGTAGCCCATGCCGGTGATCCGGTCACAGATTGCCCGGTTCGTCAGGGCCTTTTCATACAGTTCATCAAAAACCCAAATGGTTCTTTCCTTCTCACTCACCAGCCCACAGAACAGGGCCGTGGGATCGTTGGTATAACCGAAGTCAAGGCCGAAGGCGCTTTTCACATCAGGCTTCTTGGAAATAGCCAGATAATCAAAGGCTTCTTCCCGCCAATTATCAAAAATCAGGCCATCCACAATGCCCCAACCCCCAAGGCCAGCCACCTTGTAGCGGCGGGGGTTGTTTTCCTTCATGGTGTTGAACACCTTCAAATCCGCCGCATCCAGCCATTCATTACACAGATAATTGGTGGTTGTGGCGTAAATCTGCCCATCCGGGCTGATCCAGCTATCGTGGAACTTGTATGTGGGGTTCCCTTGGGCATCCTTGCCGGTGATTTCTCCGAAGAACCGTTTCCTGATCCAATGCTTTTCGTTCCACGGGTTGAATGTCAGCGTGATTTGCTTAAACAGGCCGGTTTCTTCCGGGATAGCACCACGGATGGATTCATCCAGCATATCAAAATCAGCTTCATTCATGATTTCGTATGCTTCTTCAATCCAGCACCAGCACAGAAACCCTATTTCAACCGTAATTGAAGTGACCTTCAGAGGATCATCAAGGCCCCGGAAGTAAATCTTCTGACCGGTGGGAAGGTAAGTCATTTCAAGGGGGCTTTCCTTGATTTCCCAATAGGCCGAAACCCCAAGGCGGTTGATTGCCCATTTCAGTTCGGTGAAACAGGAATCTTTCAAGGTTCTGAACACCTTGCGAACCACAAGGGTATTGGCTTCCGGGTATTGCATCATCCGTTTGATGATGTTCAGGGCCGTGGTCTTGGATTTCTTGGAAGCACGGCTTCCCTTACACACTCGGTAACGGCCTTTGAAGTTCCAGAAGGTTCCGTAACCCTTGCCAACCACTTCAGGAAGGTGAACCCGTTTGGCCTGTGGGCTAATCTTCAAGTTGATCATCCCCCGTGATAATCACCGGAACGGCCCCTTCCACACCTACCTTGTCCGTGAACATACCATAACGCTTGCCGATCAGTTCAGCGGCCTTCAGCCTTTCTTTGGCTCCAACCTCTTTCTGCGTCAACTCTTGGCAACCGTCACCGCACAGGATCGGGATTTCTTCAGTATGTTCACCCCGCATCACAGAAGTCAGGTATTTCATGACTTCTTCAGCATCAGCGATCTTGGCCGAATGAAGTTTTTCAAGTTCGGTTTCGATGTACGCTTTCAAGTCAGGTTTTGCAAGGTTTTCAGAACCCGTCTGCTTTGCGGTCTTGGGCGAATACCCCGCCTTGATTGCCGCATCCGTAGCATTGCCGCTGATCAGGTATTCATCACAGAACTTCCGCTGTCTTGGTGTCACAGGTATTCACCCCTTTCATCAGGCATAGAAAAAGCGCCCCGGTTTCCCGTAGGCGCAATTTCTTATTTACTATTCTACCGATTCTTTACTCTGTTTGGAACCGGTGGCACTCTGGTTTTCTCGGTTGTTTAGAAAGTCGCTGTTTGCCTTGGCAAAAGCAAGCAAACCCTTTCCGTGGAGTTCAAAAACCCATTGCATGGAATAGTTCAGTTCTTCAGAAATATCTTCCCATTTTTTCAACTGAATATAGCGCCCGATCAGAATATTTTGCTGATCAAGGTCAGGAATCCGGTTGATCATGGTGAACGCTTCCTGTTTCATGCTCACAAGTTCATCAATCCGGGCATTGATCTTGGCTTCAAGGTCAATGATCTTGGTGATGGTTTCTTCAAGGGTATTCTTGGGGCCTGAAGTCTGAACCTTGTCCTGCTTCAGTTGGCTTCCGGTAGAAGTCAAGCTGGAACGCAAGGTTGCAATGGTACTATCAAGCCGATGGATCAAACGATCCGTTTTCCTGATTTGGGCAAAGTATTCTTTAGCCTGTTGGGAAAGGTCTTTGTCATTCACTATGTAACACATCCTTTCTGTGGTAGTCTGTTCCGTTTTCATTGCATCTGTACCGTTAATAAATGCTGAAAAATCAAGTGGTTTCAGGACTTTGGAACGCATGGAACAGATAAAACGGGCAGTTCCTTATATACACATTTCTTAAATATTTTTTTCCTTTATAAGAAGAAAGTATATTTACATCTGTTCCATCTGTTCCGTTCTCTGAAAACAACTGAAAAAGCCTGATATATCAAAGGTTTTCGTGCGGAACAGATATAGAAAAAACATCTATTCCATACCTGTTCCACACGCTGTTCCAACCCCTACTGAAGAAGCACCTATTCAGGCATTCCGGTTGTTCCACTTCTCCAACTGCTCACCCCTCAACGCCAACGCTTCCAAGAAGCAACCGTTCTTAGGGTGAACATAGAAAGTTCTGAACGGAATATCCGCATATTTCTTTGCAAGCGGGTTCAGCCGGTTTTCCTGAACCAAATCAACCCCGCAAAAAGGACACGGTTTATTTTTCATCGTGCTTCACTCCCGTTCCTGCAATTTCAATGGCTACCGCCATACCCTTGAAATCACATTCATCACCTTCAACTTCCAAGGTGTCACCGTCAGCATTTTTCAGAACAGCGGTATAAACTTCATTTTCTTCATCATAGCTGAACTGACAATCGTTTTCAGAATAGCGGTCAATATCTTCTTGGTTGTCACACTCCAAGAAGGTGAAATCCAGCAATTCAGCACCTTTGCAGTTGCCGCCGATTTCAAAGGAAACATGGCCGGTATAATCCCATTGCATGAAAGTCACCCGGATTGTATGGACACCATGAAAATTAGGGTCATAAGAACTGATCATTTGTATTCCCTCCCGGTTTTACGGTCTTTGATTTCAATACGGTTCAGAAGTTCAAACCCCGCCAAACGGGTGATGTACTTCAGGACGAAGATCAGGGTGTTCACTCGCTTCTGCTGTTCATCCTCGTCACGAATGATGTTCTTTGTGCCGTGGTAGGCTGTCGGATCATGATACCCTTCAGCATTTTCCCAAGGTTTAGGCATCGGTTTTCCCTCCTTCTTCTCTGTACCATTCTTCAATGTCACACCCAATGTCCTTCAACTTTTTACGGGCCAACCACCCATCATCGGCCTGTTCCATCAGATAATATTCCCGTAGCTTCAGGGTTTCGGCATAGAACAGCTTCCACGCCAGCTTCAGGCGCTTGGGGCCAAATCCAAATTGGGTATGAAGCATCCACAGGATGGATGATTCTTTGTCCATGTCAAAAGCCCGATCATTTTCCACAATCTGTTTCTTGATTTCCTGATTCAAGGCCCGTTCTTCAGCTTTGTTGAACTGAACAGCGAAAATTTTACCACCGGACTTCTTAAACATCGGCATGATATTCACTCCAAATATCATCGAAGCACACCGGAATCAGGGCGTGAACCTTGTCCAACAGGATCAGGGCCACTTCCCGCATCTGCGGGTGTGCGGCGGGTGAACAGCGCAACTTCAGGAAATGCCGCCATTCACGAATGTTGGCCGTCATGACCACTTCCGTTTTCAGGCTGTTGGGAAGAACCGAACGGGCTTCTTGCGGGGTAGCGCCGTTGTCGATCAGCCAGAAGTATTCGCATTCCGCCTTGAAACATGACGAAGCCCAATGATCATAAGAAGGCGTATTAGGTTTCCAGAAACAGGGTTCAATCACTGTGATTTCCTCACCGAACTTGCCCTTGCCGTAATTACAATAGCGGGTGGATTCCTGACAGTAAGAAGCCATCCGGTGGCGGACGATCTCATGAGAAACCCCACGATCACAAATAAACTTCACCGTGAAGGAACAATGTTCCAGAACCGCTTCATGCCCACGCTTGATGATCCCGGCAACGAACTTTTCAGCGGAACCTTCCGTGATCTTATCCTCGGACTTGTAGCAGACACGGCCACAATGTTCCAACCGCTTCAGAATGGTGGCCCCATCAATCGGGGTGATGAACTGCACATCAGGCTTGATAATTTTCATTGTTCTGCATCCTCCTTACAATCTGCCGGGTAAAATCTATCTTCAACCCCATTGTTTTTATGAACACATTCATCACAAGGGGGTTCATCCCCGAACTTGTCACGGTGCTTACAACGGCGGCACGGTTCCAAATTCCGTTTCAGTTTTGGAACCTGTGGATTTTCGCTTTTGTCGATCCGGGTTGGTATGTCCTGAAGTTCCGGGTGTTTGATTTCCATGTAAAGGGCAAACAGGATGTTCCAAGCCGCCGCCCGAAGATGGGGTTCATCCTTCATACCCATCATGTACTTGGCAAGGTGGCGGAAGGCCGAATCAATCAGGCTGTGGATGGGAATACCCTTTTCACAGTTCCGTTCACCATACTTCAAGGCCCCTTCTTCACAATGCTTGGAAACCTCTACCAAGGCTTCCCACGGAAGTAAATCCATGCGGCCTTTGCCGCTGTGCATATCACGAACAGCGCCGGTTCCAAACTCGGTGCGTTCACCGCTGTCTTTAATCATGCCAACCAGTCAACCTTTCTAAATTATTTTTCAATCCGGCCACAATCTCACGGGCTTCCATCGTGCCCGTATGCTTTGCAATGGCTTCATTCCGCCGATCCGTCAAGAAACCACGATCCAGCGGGTGACACTTTTCCAAATCAGCATTACACCGGTTGATTTCTTGAACCAAGGCTTCAGCACGGGCCTTCAGCCGGTCTAAACATTCCTGAAGAATGGCCTTCTGGTATTGGGCGATTGTTTGAATGTTATTTTTCAATTCAGGATCATCCCGATATTCAATAGCTGAATTGACATCCAGGCCGTGTTCGGTGCAAAAGGTTTCTGCATCAAACAGACTATTGAACACCCGCCGCCCAACCTTGGCATAGGGAATGTTTTTGTTCTTGAACTTGGAATATTCGTGGGTCATTCTGTGTCACCGCCTTTCACAAATACACGGGTTTTCCGGTTTCTGATCCACTTGGGAACCGTTGTGAAGCCACAGCGTTTTGTGATCTGCCGGGAAAACTCAATCTTGGAAAGGGCTTGGAAGTTGTTTGCAATGCAATATTCCTTATACCGGCGATACACGGAATCGGTGGCTTCATTTTCAATCCCGTCAAGGCCAACTTCATTGATGAACCCAATAATGGGGTTGTTGTTTTCCTCATATTCGTCCAACTGCCCCTGAACTCTGCTGGAAGTGGTGAACTGTGCGTTCCCAAGAACCCGCTTCAACCCCTGAAGGCCAAGCAAGGCCAGATATTCCATTGAACCCTGTTCACACAGTTCATCCTTGATGAATGGGCGGAAGTCTGCATCATTGGGGGTGAACTTGGCATCGAAGGGAACGATCACCAAACGCCGCTGAACGGCTCCGGTTTTGTCCTTGATACGGGGAATATTGTTGGCGCTGAACAGGAACTTGGAATAATTGTTGAACTCAAATGGATCTTGGCCTTTGCGCTCCACATTCACCCGATCACCCGTGACCAGCTTCTTGAACACGGAAGCATTGGCAATAAATTCATCACCAATATCATCACCGATGTTTGCCAGCTTGCCGAACAGTTCAGCGGTTTTGAACCTATCACCCAATTCCTTCAGGTCAAGGGAAGCAATGTTCTGATCCCCAAGAAGGTTTTTCACCACATGAAGGAAGGTTGATTTGCCGTTGCTCTTATCACCAATCAGGATGAACGCCTTGCCAAGTTCGTTGCGGCGGTACATACAATAACCCACCATTTCTTCCAGCAAGGCCCTGACTTCAGGATCATCACAGGCCAGCCGGTTCAGGGTGTGATCCAACAGATCATCATGGGCGGCGGGATTGTACGGCCACGGGATTTTGTTTGTAATGACCACATCCGGGGTGAACTCTTTGAAGGAACCATCCCGGATATTGTAAAGGCCGTTGCTGAAAGCAATGATATTCGGGTTGGTGGCCTTGGTGTTTTCCTCAATCATGATTTCCAAATAGGACAGGACTTCCGAACGCCACGCCCGCTTCAGGTTGCTGATCAGCTTGATCATGGCCCCTTCAATCTCACCGGCACCGGAAACATAGATACCATCCTTGTAAATGTGAAGCTGGTTATTGATCTTCACAATATGGTTGTTGTTCTTTAGGTAGGTGGCGAACTTATCAAACAGGAAGGTTTTATCCCGGAAGAAGGATGTTTTCTTGAAGGCATCATCCCGAAGGATTACATCAAGTTCCTTGTCGGAAAGGGGCTTCTTCAGCACATAACGGTTAATCAGCCTGATACATTCACGGGCTTCTTCCTTGGTGAAATCGTCACTCTGAAGGGTCAGAATGTAGTTGAACAAGGTTTGGTTCCGCCCATCACCTTCCCCAAGGTTCGGGAAATCATAGTTGCTTTTTACTGGGGTCAGCCACTTGGGAAGTTCCTGAATCTCCCCTTCAGGGAAGTCATACAGAATGGGCCGTTCCACGCCACCGGACTTCAAGATTTCATAGCTGTTATTGGCTCCAACCTTTCCATCCGTGGTGATACCCACGGCCAAGGTGCATTTCGTCCAGCTTTTTTTAACACCACAGTTCTTGAACAAGAAGTGTTTTCCCCGTGTGGTGGCGTACACTCTGCACTTCAGTTCTAAATCTTGAACAATTCTGAACAAAAGTTCAGATGTTTCCGCATCGTCCACATCAATCAGGATGGTTTCTTCCCCAAGAATACCGGCGTATTCATCAAGGTCTTGGACTTCTGAACGGGTTTTCAGTTTTTCAACGCCTTTGAACTTTTCAAGGCATTGTTTGTTTCTGGTAGGCACATAGCCCCTAAACAGTTCCATGCTTCAACGCTCCCCCCCCCGAAAGGTTTTATTGTTCATCGCTCCACCCCGAAATCTTTCAACCGATCCCAAGCAACATCAATGTAATATTGCTTGTCCAGTTCATCCGGGATAGGAAGGTTGGTCACATCATCATTGATGAAGAAACAATGATCCGGGGTGTTGCCGAACTTTTCAGGGTTCTTTTCCCGGCCCTTGACGATTTTCCCGGAAACCTTGAAGATTCCGCCCTTGCTCTGATCCTTGGAAGCGAACACCCGGAAGGTTTTATCCGTCTGAACCTCACCGCCGCTGAAGCGGGTGATTTTCTTAGAACGGCCTTTTTCATCCCTGATCTTGGCTTCCGTAATCACCGGGGAATAAAGGGCATATTTGTACTTGCTGGACACCTTCACAACCTTCTGAAAATCTCGAAGATTGGAACATTCCATGATGGTTGTTTCCGGGCTGATCCCCTGAAGGAAATAGTTCACAATGGCCCGGTTGACAATGGGAAGGTCATAATCCAGATCAGACAGCTTTTTGACATAGGCACCCTTGCACTTCCAGCGGGGTTTCCCTTTTTCATCACGAAGCGGCCCGGAAGGAACAATGATGTAATTGTTCACATCCTTCTGATACACCTTTTGAAATTCATCAAATTCAAGGCGCATCCCGGTTCTTTGCTCCCACTCCCAACACAGATCGTCCAGCATTTCAAAATCTTCATACCGGCGAAGTTTGACCAAAATGCCATCTGTGTTGCTCTGGATGATTTCACAATGATCTTCCAGCCGTTCAATCAAATCCAGAAGAAGAAGCTGACCGCCCACACAAACATTGTTGGCTTGCCGGGGGTCATACATGGCATTGTGCTTATCCTTCATAGCGCCATAGGTGCTGTTCAGAACAATCTTGTAAGGCTGTTGCATGGGGTTCTTCTCCGCCTTCAGCTTCAGGCGGGTGTGGTAGATTTCCGCATACTTGGAAGGATCGTGAACATTGCGGGAAAGCCACTTATAAACCAGCATCAAAGACGGGTAATAGGAAGCCACATCCACATTGACAAACCAACCTTCCCCGTGATATTTGGGAATGGCCCCGTGAAGGCCACCCCAAGCGAACACATGGGGAACCCCGGCCACATCCAGTTCAAGGGTTTTGGAATAATCACGGTTCAAGGGGTTCTTGTACCAATTCAAAACTTCCGTGTATTTTTCGATCCGCAAGCTGGGCGGGAACTCAATTTCAAATTCATCATTGTGTTCCCGTTGAACGGCCCCAAGGATTTTGGCGGAAAGCTGTGCTTTGGTGCGGCCAATGTCAGAAATGGGAAGGTGGAACGCCTTCACAAGTGACATTTGGGCATCAAATTCATCTTCCTTCCGCCGTAACCACACTTCCACCGTCTGTTCCACATCATGGCGGCAATATTTGACCGTTTCGGCCAACTCTGCTTCAGTCAAAGGCCGGTCAATGTCGAAGGGAACAGAAGTTTCTTTAATGGAATGGCCCATGAACGCTTCCAGCGCCTTTAGGCTGATTGGCGGGTTCGGCATCACATCATAATTGATCAGCGGGTATTCCCTGAACAGGCTTGAATATCTGTAACCGGGTTTATCCTCTGCAATGATCCAATCATTCACAGGCTTTGGATCAAACCCACACAGAATGGCCTTCAGGATGTACTGATCATAGTTCCGGGAATTGTAACCGGCCCAAATCACACCCTTGTGTTCCTCATAGAAGCGTTTCAGCTTGTCGGGATCGTTGATAATCACGGTTTCTTTTCGGGCGTTCAGGTCGATCAGGACAACCAACCAGTCATACCGGAAAACCTCAAAATCATAGAAGATCATCAACTCACATCCTTTCAGCTTTTGTGAAATCGGTCAGCGTTGCCGCCTTATCAGCCCCGCCACGGGAAGGCTTTCACTTGGGGCCATTCCGGGGCTTTCGCCCCGGCTTGAAAGTTATCTTTCAAGTAGACAACAGTTGCTTTGCGGTAGACTATTTGCCTACAACTATTGTAAAAAAATTTGGGTCAGTTTTCAACCTCGAAAACCTCGTCAACGGTGATGGAATTGAAGCGGGAATCATCGTAGTCCACCGCATATTCCAAAGTTCCATCAATAGCTTCCGCCACATCAAGAACAAGCTGGGAAAACTGCTTGTAGCTGGTGAAGCTGACAGGAACACCGGAATCCAGCTTTTCAAGGAAGCCCATAGCGGAAGCGATCATGTTCTTGTCATTCTTGGTGCCGTAAAGGACACGGTTCATGAAAAGGCGCTGGTTCTTGAACTCACCGGACAGGATTTTGAAGGACACGGCCAGCATGGGGCGGTTGGGATCGGCCTTGGTGCCTTTGATCTCCATGCTTTCCAGCTTCACTTCATACTTGCCAGCGGGGATGGTGGGGAAATCACCGCCGCCGTTCTTCTTGGCATCCTCCACATCAGCCTGAAGGCCCTTCAGATCAACAGAACGATCAATCTTGTCAAAATCAATAGCCATAGTTTTTTACCTCCAAAAAATGTATTTATTAAATGGTTTTCAGAAGATCAGCCAACCCACCAAACAGGGTATCAAGCACCTTGGCCGCTTTGTCAGCCGTTTCCTTGGCCCTGTTCATGTTGTCAACTTCTTCTTTCGTAGGGGAAAAACCACCATCAGGAATGAACAGATCATCAGGAAGAACGGTGTTCAGCAGATGATCAAGGGCCGCATCCGCCATCACATCACAAAAATCTTCATGATGTTCAGCGTAATTCCGAATGGCGATCTTGGCGGCGGAACGATGAAGTTCGATCAGGGCTTCACCATCAGCACCGGGCGGGGGGGGGATCAGGTTGGCGCACACCTGAATCTTGCGGAACAGGCCACGCTTGTTCATTTCCTCTTTGAAATGGTTCAGGGCATCGTTTTTCATTTTGGGTTCCTCCTTATATTTGGTTGGAAATTATCTTTCCAATTTCCCTGACTGCATGGGCGATCTTCTCACGGTTTATCCGTTTTTCTTGAAGAACACCCGTGATAACTGCGGCTTCCGTCTGAATGTCCTGAAAGGCTCTGTGATTGCTTTCAAGGTCAGCTTCATAGGAAGCAAGGTCTGTGTTCTCACCGGCCTTGGCCGATCTGACTTCTTCATCAGCCTTTTCAGCGTATTCCCGGAAATACTTGGCCGCTTCATAGCCCATGTGCTTTTCAACCAGATATTCAAAATCACGGGCCTTGAAAATGGTTTCAGGCTTCCCGGCAATCATCAGCACATCAGCCATTATTCTTCACGCTTCTTCCGGGTACGGCGGGGCGGGTTAGCATCCGTCTTGGGTGCGGGTTCCTCTGCCTGTGCCTTGGGGCGATCCCACAGGGGGCAACCATCGGGGCCGCCTTCCTTGTGGCAACGGTGGCCAGCGTCAATGGACGGACAAAGGGGGATTTCCGGGTTCTGATCGTGCTGTCTGAAAATGCGTTCACCGTCCGGGCATTTGGGAAGATCGTTCCAAGGCGGGGTGTCACCGGTGGCCGGTTCATCAACAGGAACAGAATCATCCTTTTCACCGCCGCCCGGTGTCCAAGTTCCATCAGGATCACCACAAGCCGCCTTTGCCGCATCTTCAGCCGGATCATAGTTACCAGCCGGGGGCGGGGTTACAGTCTTGGCCTTTCTGCCCCTTCTGCTGGGCGCTGTGGTGGGCGTGTCGGTGGTTTCAGGTGCGGGGGTAGCCGGGGCATTGCCGCCACGCTTCACGGCTCCTGCGGCCTTCTGGTTGGCTTCCTCGTAGACTTCACAGAAAGCGTCATAGGTCAGCGGGATTTCCTTATCACGGACAGTCAAACGGCCACCGCCGAAGATCACTTCAGAAGTCTTGAAAGACAGCACCCGTTCATCATCGTCCGCCACGATACGGGCCACCAGATCAACCATACCGGCCACCTTGTTTGCCACCTTATCCTGAAGGTTCGGCTTGATGGAACTGATCTTATCGCCGCCCTTGCGGGTCAGGTCACGGCTTCTGTCCTCATGGCTGATCAGGATGATGTTTTCATAGTCCAGATTCACAAGCCGCTTCAGGGTGTTCAGGAACTCGCTTCTGACCATATCCCACGCACGGAAGGAATCATCAGATTCATGCTTCCAGCCCTGACGGTCACAGATGTAAACCCGGCACGATTCATAAACATCTTCCAGAAGGTCAACCACGATGGTTCGGAAATCGTTCTGTTTCTTTTCCAGTTCGGCCACGGCATCCATGAACACTTCATAGGCCAACTTGCGCTTGGTGATACGGCCTTCCACCGTAACGGTGTCACGAATGGCGATATAGGGGGCATCCACAAACTTGATGTTGCCATCCGTGTTCAACATCAGGGGATCGGGGAACTGATTGGCAAAGAAGGTTTTGCCGCTGAAGGGTGCGCCGTAAAGCCACACAACCTTCTTCTTGGTGGCGTTCAGATCACGGCGTTCATTCTTGGGAAGTAACATATAATCCCATCCTTTCTGACAATATTCTTCATACTCACACCATCCACAAAAATGGTTTGGGTTCTTGGGAAAGTCTGTGGCTTCAACCATGTGCTTCACATCGGTCAGGAAGTCCACAATCTTCATGGGGTTGTACTGAACCGGCATCAGCGTTGGTTCAGCATCTTTCAAGGCCGCTTGCAAGCGGTCACGGAATTGGGAAAGGGTTTCGGTGCTTTTCTGCCTGATCTTGGGCTTGGGAACAATCAGGAAATACATATTTCTAATCCGGTGGCCGGGATGGGTCAGTTCATACCAATACTTGTATTCGTGAAGCTGACCGGAAACAGCGTAGTTCTTGGCGTTGTTGGAATACTTGAAATCGTACAAATCAAACGCTTCAAATTCATCCAAATCTTCACCGGTGATCAGCCCATCCAGCTTCAGGCCCTTCCCCACGGGAACCAGATAATCCATGAAGCCGATAAAATCACCGTTCCCAATGGGCAATTCAAAGGAACCACCGGGCGGCAACATGGCCTTTGCCTTGGGGATCATGGCTTCCAGCTTCATCATTTCATGAATGTGATCATCCGTCAGAACCGGGAAGCTGTTCTTGTAGAAGTCAAGGGCTTGTTCAACCCCTTCTTCAATGCCGGTGTGAAGGACGGTGCCAAGGATCAGGGCGTTGTCTGCGTCCGTGTTCGGGATCGTGTCTATCCCTTCCACATATCGCAAGCGGTATTTGTATGGGCATCTATCAAAGACTTCAACCCGGCTGTGGGAAACTCGCATTGTTTCACCCCTTTCACAATAGTCTTGAAGGCTTCAAAGCCTTCCGGGTAAAGGATGAACCCGAACCCCTGTGAACCGTTGATTTGGGCCAAATTACGCTTCTGAAGCACAGATGGGGTTCCATCGGTGGCCTTCAGCTCCACTTCAAGGGCAATGCCCTTCACGGTGATCCGCATATCGGGAAGGCCGCTTTTCACATACCGGCTTCCACCCCAACGCTTTTCATAGAAGCCACAGGGCGGGGCGCTCATGCGGTCAACAGGTTCACCCAAGGGATATATCCCTTCAGCTTCCAGCCATTTCTTCAGGCGATTTTCAAAGTTTTTTTCACCGGCCATCGGCTCACCCCTCCAACATCTGAATCAGGCTGTGAATACCTCTGACTTGGGTGAAGCCCTGAATTTTACCCGTTCCAGCGTAGAATTGGAACAGTTTATCATCAGACTTCCGCCAACAATGGAAGTGGCCTGTTTGCTCATTTTTCAGTTGGTATTCAATGCCGTGGGCTTCAAACTGCTGAATGGCATAGGCGATCCGGTCGGGATTTTTTGCAACCCGTTCTGAATGAACCTGTTTGGCATGATTTTTCAGGGCATCCCACACTTCATCCCTTGCCATCGGCCCCACCACCTTCCGCCAAATAGTCACACCATGCAAGGAAGGCACGGCGCAACGGGTTAGTGTTGCCATCATCGGCCCATCCTGCAAAGCCAATCCACCCATCCCGGTTGAAGCTGATACATTCACGCCGGGTGAAATAGTGGGCGTTCATGTAGATGTAACACTCGGTAATGTGGCCGTTGGTGGCCTTCTTCATGTCAACCCGTTTGCTTAAAGTCATGGTGACGGAAGTTTCACCAGCCTTATTGGATTTCTTCAATTCCTTCTGAAGCATCATGCAAAGGATCAAAATATCACCTTCATCAATGCTGTCATAGGTCAGGCCCTTGGCGCTGAAATACTCCCGAAGTTCATTATTGGTGCAAACAGGTTCAAAGCCCCGGCAACTCATGACTTATCCCCTTTCAGGGTGATCTTCACATAACCGGCCTTGGCGGTGGTCTTGGAACACTCGGAAGCAATGTCCGGGTATTTCTTCTTCAGCTTGGTGGAATCAATGCTGGTGGCGTTGGTGGGCTTCACAAGGGTAAGGTTCAGAACATCGGATTCAAACTTATCCACGCCAAACTTCACCATTGCTTCATACAGCTTGGCCTTCATTTCCTTTTCCTGTTCCTCAATGGCCTTCTTGTGGGCGGTCAGGGAAGCAATGGCGTTCAAGGTGGCAAGCTGTGTGTTCTTGAACTCCTGAAGGGCCGTTTCTTCATCGAAGGTGGCCGAACCACAGGCGTTCGGGTTTTCCTGACAGGAATCAGGACAAGTGTGGAAATCCGGGCATTTGTGGCAACACCCATCAAATTTTTCACGGGGGCAAGCATTTTCACATTTGATCATTTTTCGGGTTCTCCTTTCAGATAAACATTCAACTGCTTCAGGCCGAAGGCGGAAGCGGCTTCATGGTTGTCAAAATAAATGTCGATCTGGTTTTCACCGTATTTGTCAATCACCCATTGGGCGGGGCGATCCTGAACGATGTATTCACCCAAGCCTTCCACTTCCACCACGGTTCCCAAGGGAAGCGGGGAAGCACAGGAAACACCGGCTTTCAGTTCCACACCAGCGGCACCATACACAATGCCGTTGGGCCGGTTCTTGGCCCATTCGCCGCAACACTTTTCACAGGAACAATAGGCGGTAATTCTGAAACTGCCCAACAGCACCGGTTCAGGTTCGGCGGGTTCTTCCACCAGCGGGGTTTCCACCGGCTCCAAGGTCACATCCGGGATCACGGCGGTAAGCTGATCCGATTCAATAGGGGCATCCGGGGCCTTACTGTTGACAGCAGAACAGCGCCCAAATACAAACCCCATTGCAAGGCCCATCAGAAGGGCCACAAGGAACATCCGCCTGAACCGCTGGTTAAGGGCTTTGCGGCGCTGTTGCCGCTTGCTCATACTTTCTGAATAGTTCATCGGTATAGTCCTTTCTCATTTCCAAAGTGGAAAGAATATCTTCTTCAACCGTTCCCGGACAGATCATCAGGTAATAGAAACAGGGCCGTTCTTGCCCAAGGCGGTGAATACGCTTTTGGGATTGCTCCCACAGTTCAGAACCTTGGGGAAGGCTGAAGTAAATGATTTTGTTGGCAAGTTGGAAGTTTCCACCCATTGCACCGGCCTGATACTGAATGAAGGTAATGCTGTTGTGCTGGTAGCGGTAAGCATCCAAGTTCTTTTCTTCACCGGAAAGAACAGATACAGGCCGGTTCAGGCCCTTGGCAATCCCCTTCAGGCGTTCCATTTCTTCCGTGAAGTTATAGAACACAATCAAGCGATCTTCTGTGCTGTTCACCAAATCCCGGAAGGCTTCATAACGGGCCGGGTTATATAGGCCACAAAGCTGACGGGCGTAAAGGCGGCGGGTCAAACTGGTATCACCGATCAATTCCCGTTCACAATGGGCATTGGAACCGTAGAAATCCGCATCCAGTTCAAATTCACCAAGGTTGGCGCTGTCAATCGCAATATAGCGATCATTCCAGAACTTCCAATAAAGGGGTGAAGGACGGGTTTTGACCTTGATCCAGTTCCGCTTTGGAAGGCTGATCCCGGCCTGTTCGGTGGTCATAAAAACGGCCCCATGTTCGGCCAGCTTCATCTTCAGCCGGTCAACATTCTTATAGCCGGTAATCTGTTGCCGCCAAAATCCATCGGTTTCAACCCATTCCGTTTGAATGTACTGCTTCCAGAACAGTTCTTTTGAAATCTTCCACCCCAACAGTTGACATTGGCTCCACAGGTTTTCATACTTGCCGCCCGTGGGGGTGCCTGACAGAAGGATCACATTATCCGGTTTCAGCCCAAGAATGAACTTTGATCGTTTGGCGTTCTCGTTCTGGATCAGGGAACTTTCATCCAACATCAGCGTGAAGCCGGTCAGGGTTTTCAGCACATTCCGCCTGAAAGTCAGTTCGTAGTTGATCACGCCAATCATCAGGGTTGGAACTTCATGCTGAACCTGTTCAAAGAACCATTTGAAGGTTTTGGGGTTGGTCAGGTCGAACACACAATTCCGGGTGTAGTGGTCTTGAAAATGTTCAATCCAGTCTTGAACTTTTGAACATTGGCACACCACCAGATTGATCCGCTTGTTCAGCTTCATCATTTTTTCGGAACCAACAAAGGTTTTCCCAAGGCCCATATCAAGGTAATAGGCCACCCGGTTCTTCCCCTCGGTTTCATCAAGGGCCTGTTGCTGGTGCTGAAACAGGTTAATCATTGATCTGAATGGAATCACCCAAAACCTTTTTGGCGTGGGTGGTGGAACCGAACAGTTTCTTGACCACAGCGGCACAGAAACCGGAATAGTAGTCATAGGCATCCGCTTCCCCACAGGAAACAATGGTTTTGGTGTTGTCGGCCCACAGAATGATTGTCTTGGGGCCGCTATAAATGACCTTCTTGATCTGCGGAAGGCCGGTCTGACGGGAACGGCGAATGTGATTTGCAACGCCAAAGGTGGCGTTAAGATCGGCCTTGATATATTCCATCATGGCATCAGGCAGACTACCCGCCGCAACCACCTTGGATTCAGAGAACCAAAACAGGCCCTTGGAACTTGCGTCATTCGTCTGCTGAAAAAGTTCCACGCCAACCTTCTTGTTCTGCGAAAAGTAATTCTTCACCTTGCCGATGTAGCCGGTGAACTTGCCGCTGTATTCCGCATCGGGCAAGATTTTAACGATCATTCCGATCTGAAGCATATAAACCATCCTTTCATTGGTGAAGCCATTCACGGCGGATGTACTGAATCGCCGTTTCAAAGCCTTCAGACATTTCAGCGGGGCAATCCGGGCTATGCTGGGCGCTCCGCAACTGCTTAATTGCCTTCTTCAGTTCGCCACGGGTGGCGATAGGCGTATAGGGGGGGGAATCGGGCGCAACCACATAGATAATGGCGAAGAAGCAAATCATATCAATGTTGGTGGCGTTCCTGATCAAATCCAACAGTTCATCACGGGTGTTATCCATCGGTGTTCCCCTTTCAGGCCGTAAGGCCGAAGAAGGAATTGAACTGATCAGCGCCCACATAATCACGGAACTTGGTGGGGTTGATGTAGTAATTCCAGCAAGCGCCGGTTCCGGGAACAGCGTTCCCGAAGGGAAGAAGGCCACGCTGAAGGCCGATTCTGACGAACTGATCAGATTTTCCCATACACCGGGCGGCTTCCTTCACGCTGATCTTCTTGATGGGCGGTTCCGCAACCGGGGCGGCTCCATAACCCATCAGATAATCAAAGGAAACGCCGGTGGCATCGGCAAGGGCCTTGATACGGTCAGGGCCGGGGGTGTTCTTCCCGGAAAGGTATTGGCTGATAGCGGCCTTGGAAGCCCCGGCCTGTTCAGACAGGGCGGATTGGCTCATGTTGGCCTGTTCCATAGCGTTCTTCAAACGCTCTGCAAAGGTGGTCATTGTGCGTACTCCTTTCATTTTTTAATTTCAGATTCGGCAAGCCGTTTCCGAAGTTCGGTCATAAATTCACGGGTTCGGTTGATCGGAAGGCCAGCGGCAAGCCGTTCTTCTTCAAAAGCAAAGCGGATTTCCAGTTGATCAACTGAATAATCAGCCCGGAAGGTTCGCCAAGTCCGGTGTTCCATGTCCAACAGCTTTGCCCACAGATCGGGAAAATGTTTTCGCAAGTTCCGTAATTCTTCAAGGCTCTGCAACGGACAGCACCAACAGGAAACCCGGTGGAAAATCTCATACAAGCCACCCCAATCAAAACCGTGGGAATAGCAGTATTTCAAACAATCGGCTTCCGTCCAACCCCATTCCGCCAATGGGTGACGGTGTTCGGGGTTCTGATTGTGTTCCCGTTCCAACCGGTATTCTTCATCAGCCGCAAGGCCAATCAACTGAATAACGGTGTATTCTTCACGAAGATGGGCGAGATACTTATTGATGATTCTGGTTTTCAATTCAGCAGTACACCAACGGGCTTGCGGCCCCGGCCAGCTTTGACCTTTTTTATCTTGCAATTCAGGGTTGTGGCGCTTGGGTTGGTATTCAAACATGAACCAATCAAAAGATTTTGGATTTTGAACCCGTGTGAACTTGATTCCCGCATCCATGAAGATTTTTTCAAGCTGGTTGATATGCTCCATCATGGCCGGGAACTCCATCCATGTGTCACAGTACACCACTTCATGAAGGGGATATGTGACAGGATCGGCTTTGTGTCGGGCCAGCCATTCAAGGCCAAGGGCGGTGGAATCCTTACCACCCGAAAGGGATAGAACCCAATATTCGGGTTTCTGGTTTATTTCATTCATTGGTTATCACTCCTGTTCTTCAAAGGCCACTTCACATTCTCCACAGAGAACATGAACTTCCTTGGTGGCCCGGATGATGGTTCCGCAACAGGGGCAAACATACTTACGGGAACTTGATCCCCCCCCCTTTCGGGAACCCTTCAGCGGATTGGTACGGGGCCGAACCAGACAGAACCCGGACTTGCCAAGGGATTTCACAAAGGCTTCAGCTTGCGGGTTCAGGGTGGTTTTGTGCCATCCGTACTTTTCGCCTTTCTCCACGGTCAGCCCGTGGGCTTCAGCGGTTTCCTTGAACTTCCTGTTGTGGTAGGAACCGGAACGGGAAGTGTCTTGAACATTGTTCTGAAGGTTCTGAAGGTGAACCATTTCGTGAAGCAAGGTTCCACAGGTTTCTTCAAAGGGGCGGTTCAGGTATTCGGCGCACAGGTTGATTTCGTAATAGCCGCCTTCCTTGGTGCCGTCTTGCCACGCCTTCCAACCAGTACACCACCCATAGGCCCCACGGGTATGATCCGGGGAAACGGTGATCACAGGCTTTTCCAGCTTCCCTTCAAAGAAGGCTTTGTTGAACTTTGAAAACAAGGTTTCAAGTTCATCAATGACCGGTTTCAAACTGACTTCATTCATGGTTCTTACTCCCTTTGTAGACTTTTTGCCTACTTAACAGGCAAAAAAAATCGCCACTCGTTCTTCTTCCGTCAGGCCAAGAAGATCATACAAAGCCTGAATCTCATTGGCCCGAAATTCACTACGGTTATTGATCTTATTCAAAAGGCCCTGATAGGTAATTCCAATCTTCTTGGCAATAAACCGAAGTTTATAACCGGACTGGTCGATCTTCTCACGCAACAGCTCTGTGTTGGTCATACGGCAATCACCCCTTTCTTCAAAATCGGTAGGCATCTTGTCTACACTCACATACTACCACGATGTAGGAAGAATGTCAACATCTTTTTTGAAAAAGCTA